TTCAGGAGAAAAAGGAATCCAACAAGCTGGCTTGTTATGAGCCTTATCCTTATCAGCATAGATTCCACACTGCTAGGGACAATAATGGAAGACTTGCAAGACAACGCCTATTAATGGCGGCAAATAAAACGGGTAAGACTTTTTGTGGTGCTTCAGAAATGGTGATTCATTGTACTGGTGAATATCCTGATTGGTGGCAAGGTCCAAGATTCCATAAACCCATTAAGGCATGGGCATGTGGTAATACTGCACAGAATGTCAGAGATATTGTCCAAGCAGAGCTTTTAGGTGAGCCAGGAGATCCTGATGACTATGGAAAAGGTGCAGTTCCTAAAGATGCCATAGTTAAAACAGAAAGATCGCCAGGAATCCCCAATGCTATCAGTACCTTACTGCTCAAGCACAAATCTGGTCAGAATTCCAAGATATTTTTCAAATCTTACGAACAGGGGAAAATGGCATTTATGGGTAAAGCCATTGATGTCGTTTGGATGGATGAGGAACCTCCAATGGATGTTTACTCCCAAGCTCTTCGTGCATCATTGAAAGGAGGTGGCCTTACCTACATGACATTCACACCTGAAAGTGGAATGACAAAAGTAGTAGCCCAGTTCATCAATAACATTCAACCAAACCAAGCACTTTACAATGCAACATGGGATGATGCACCACATTTAGATGAAGATGTTAAACGTGAAATATTAAATGCCCTTCCCTCTCATGAACGTGATATGCGTTCCAAGGGGATACCAGTTTTAGGTTCAGGTTTAGTTTTTCCTGTTGACGAAGATCAAATAAAAAGAGAACCTTTCAAAATACCAGAACATTGGCCCAGAATATGTGCCATCGATTTCGGATGGGATCATCCGACTGCTTGTGTCTGGATTGCATGGGACCGTGAAGTTGATATTGCATATGTCTATGATGTGTATCGTAAATCAGCAGAGACTCCAGAAATACATTCTTCTGCCATTAAACGTAGAGGAAACTGGGTTCCTGTCATCTGGCCTCATGATGGAAACCAACATGACAAAGGATCTGGTAAGTCGTTAGCAGAAATATACAGAAGAAATGACCTTGCCATGCACCCTGTCCATTTTGAGAATCCAGAAGGAGGGCAAGCCGTTGAACCCGGACTCATGGAAATGTTACAAAGATTTCAGACACAACGATTACTGGTCTTCAATCATCTTGGAGAATGGTTTGAAGAATTCAGGATGTATCATCGTAAGGATGGTAAGATTGTGAAAGAACGAGATGATCTTATGTCTGCAACACGTTATGCAATTCAAAGTCTCCGTTATTCCAAAGCACAATTGATTCAGAAGAAATTCGATTATGCCATTGGAAGTGAAGACAAGGATTATCCTTATTTTGGAGTAGAAGCATGGCATATCTAACAGGAGGTGGAAGGACTAGATCATTACATGCTCAACTACAATCTCTACGTGGTAAAAGGTCTGGTGTAAGACAACGTGTAGAAGCACATAAAGCTTCTTTAAGAGGTTATGAGGCACATATTAAAAATCTAAATACACAAATTGGCTTGAAAGAAACAGAAGGAAAAGGTCTTGAGACATCTCTAAAAGAAACTGAATCAAAATATTGGAGTGGAGAATCAGGCCAGAATATCATGAAACTCAATAAAGCGTATCTTGGAATAAAAGAAACTGATTACAACGACCCAGAGAATGAGAAAAGCGGATTGAAGATACAGGGATTGCATGATTTAACAAGTGGGTTTAATGATGCTACCAAAGATGCTATTGGTGCCAGAATGAACAAAAAACTTGAAGTAAATTGGTGGCAAACGGAATATGATCGTGTGAATAAACCTGGTTATACAAATATCCGTAAAGAAAAAAGAACAAGGAATGTATGGGAAAATGTAAATAAGAGAGGTGGAAATTGGTTAACAGGATTTTTTTCCTATTTAGAACGACAATTAAAGGGTACTCAAGAATATGAGGTTGATGTTGATGATGCTCCAGCAGAAAGATTCTATTATAAAAAGGGATTGAAAACTGAAACTGATGCTTATAATAAAATGCTAAATACAAAGGTTGAACAATTCGGTAAAACACAAAAACAAATTGAATCTGATCTTGCATTGTATAAGGTATCATTTACATCGGAAGATACTAAAAAACTCACTGATCTCCGCACGACTACTGATAAGAAGTTGGAAGAACTAGGTGGAGATATTTTAAGTCTTCGTGGGAACATTAAAGGGATTAAAGATACACAAGATGTGACTCTAGGACAGTTGAAGGCACAGCAAAGAATAGCAAGAGGTCTTGAATCTTCAATGGCAAGTATGCAATCTTTATTTGCAGGAGCAAAACTTCAGGAACAAATGGATATGGCTAAAGGAGGTAAAAGTGGTAAAAAACAACAAGCAAGAATCGGTCAAGGATATGTATAAGGAGGTATTATGAGTATTTTATCCGATGCATTGAATAGAGCAGGAAGGTATGTTGCAGGAAAAGAGAGGTGGACTCCAAAAGACCTCATGGGAGGGGAAAGAGGAACTTTATGGAAATTTGGTGGAAGAGATTTAGAACGTGGTTTCAGAGAATTTAACGAAAATTATGGTGGTGGTAAGTGGAATGAAAGAATGCATGCAGGTTTAAAGGATTGGAGTGGACCCCATGCTTGGAATAAAAGTTTGGGTGGTGGTGCATGGTACAGGGATAGATTTGGAGGATCTAAATTTGATGAAGCATTCGGGGGTGGTCGATGGGAAGATAGGCTCGGTACTAATTTATTTCCTGATGATGATGATGGTAGTGAAGATGAAGAATCATCTGCAGTAGAAACAATAACAACTCCTACAGTTAAAGAAACTCTGGATCTTGATACTGGCTTAGGAGAAGGAAGTGAAGATGCACCTATGTTTACAGATGTCTCCATGGTAGCATCTCGATCAAAAGCTAGAAGGAACTTAGGTGCATTAGGATATGATACTGGAACTTCAAAAGGACGAGCTATTGATGAAAGAAAAAATAGAAGAATGGGTACAGCATTAACATCATTTACGGCATAAAATGGCCCAAGCAATGGATGGTGCATCCGAAAATAATCCTGTTAATGATTTATTAAAGGAAGAGGAACATCTAAAAGCCAATCGTTCCAATTGGGAAGCTCATTGGCAACAATTAGGTGATCTGATGCTACCTAGAAGAAACGACTTTCAGGCTACTCAAGCAAGAGGAGCAGAAAGACGTAATAAAATCTTCGACTCTACACCATGCCGTGCAGTAACTAGATTCGCATCTGGACTGCATAACATGATGACTCCATCTGCGGTTCCTTGGTTTGTCCTTAAACCTAGATTCCGACCTCTTGAACAAAATAGACAAATCCAGTTATGGCTTGAAGAAGTTCAACAACAAGTCATGGAAACTCTATCTAGACCACAAGTTAACTTCCATCCGACAGCATACGAATACTATACGGACCTTGGTACATTTGGTACTGCGGTTATGTACATAGAAGATATTCCAGGTGAAGGTCCATTGTTCCGTCATTTCGGATTACATGATTGCCTTCTTGCTGTTAACAAGAATGGATTCGTGGATACCTGTTTCCGTAACTATAAACAAACTGCAAAAGACTTACTTGAAACTTATCCTGTTGAACGATTACCAGAATCTGTAATCACAAATATAGAGAATGGTAAAATCTATGAGGAATATGACATTGTACATGTCGTAAAACCTTATCATTCCGTTAAACCTGGCCCTTTGTTACAAGTAAAGGCTCCTTATGTCTCCTTAACCATTTGTAAGAAGGAGAGGATGCTTTTAGACATAAATGGGTTTGAAGACTTTCCATACGTTAGCAGTAGATGGAATAGAAATCCTTTAGAGACATACGGAAGAGGTCCAGGAATAGAAGCTCTTCCTGACATTCGTATGCTTAATGAAATGGAGAAAACTTTCCTGAAGAGTGTACAGAAAGCAGTATCTCCTCCACTTATGGTCCCAGATGATGGATTCCTTGCACCACTCCGAACTACTCCAGATGCTGTAAATTACTATCGTGCTGGTATGGGAGGACGAGAACTCGTATTCCAGATGCCTACTGTTGGTCGTATCGAATATGCAGAAGCAAAAATGGGAATGACACGGCAATCCATTGAGAAGACTTTCTTCTTGGATCTCTTGGAATTGCCTGGACCTATGGCTCCTGATGGAGATGTCATGAGGTTTTCTGCAACTGAGATTGCAATGAGGCAAAGAGATCGCATGACCGTCCTTGGACCTATTGTTGCTAGACAGGAAGTTGAGTTCCTATCTCCGATGCTGAATCGAACAATGAAAGTAATGGCACGTAATGGTCTATTACCTCCTGTTCCTGAAGAATTTGCTGAAGAACCTATCAAAATAGAATATGTGAATCCTGTTGCAGTATCCCAACGATCTGTTGAAATGAATGCAGTGTCACAGTTGATACAGTTTATTATGCCACTTGCACAAATTGATCCGAATGTAATCAAAAGACTTAATCCTCAAAGGATCTGTACAATGGGTGTGGAAATTCTACGTGCCCCACCATCTGTTGTTTATACAGAAGAAGAGGCAATGGAAATTGCTCGTCAAGAACAAGAACAGATGGAAAAAGAACAGATGATGGCAGAAGAAATGGCTGGTGCAGAAGTAAGTGCCCAGAGAGCAAGAGCAACTAAAGATATGGCAGAAGCTCAAAGTGTTGCTGAAGAGACAGGCTAAAAGAGCAACTAAATACTTTGACCTCTTGAATACTGATTTAGGAAAAGAGGTCTTAGCGGATATGTGTGAACGGCATTTTATGCTGACAACCACTCATGTCCCTAACGATCCGCATTCTACGGCTTTCAACGAAGGTAGAAGGGCTGTGATTGCGGAATTAATTCAACTTGCTGGAACTAATCCACTAGAACTGCAAGAAAAAATCAAACTCCAACAAAAGGAAGATGGAAGAGACTCAAGAGACGGTATCGGAGAATCCAACGAGTTCGGAGACTACTGAACAAGCTCCTACCACTGCATTAGGTGGAGCCTCAGATCCTCTCACGTTTGACCCGACTGCCTTACCTGATGGTTTAGACCGTGAACCTTCATTAAGGAACTTTGACTCTGTAGATAAACTTGCAAAAAGTTATGTACATGCTGTCAAGAAAATGGGTGTTCCTCCCGAACAAATGGTTAAAATCCCAAGTGATGATACTACTTGGAATGAAACCTATTCTGCTCTTGGTCGGCCTGAAGGTCCAAATGGTTATGATTTTTCTAACTATGAAGGAGAAGGTGAAGACCTTTCTAAGTTTAAAGAAATGGCATTTGAGGCAGGATTAAATCAAGGGCAGTCAGAAATAATACTTGACACACTCAAGAATGAGTATTTAAATAATGAAAAAGGATATGAAGAGCATAGAGAACAAGAAGAAGTACAAGGTCTTCAATCTCTACAGAAACAATGGGGTCCAGAGTTTAATAAAAACCTGAATCTTGCTCAAAGAGTATTCAATCGATTTGCGGATAAAGAAACTCTGGATTATATAGAAGAAACTGGAGTAGGTAATAATCCGAATATGATTAAGATGCTGGCACGGATTGGAGAAGCTTTCTCAGAAGGAGGTCCCATCCTAACTGGCGAACCAAGGGGATCTGGATTATCCCCACAAGAAGCCAAGGAAACGATACAGGCAAAACTATCTGATCCTGACTTCAAACGAGCTTATCTGACTGCTTCAGATCCAAATCATAAAGAAGCAGTTAAAACCATGCAGAGATTATACGATAAATCTGCATAATTAGAATCGGTATCCCACTAGATCCGTAGGGACAATCATCTGACCCCTGCAAGTGACTAGGCTGGAATCCTGAATAGGACAACTCCATAGGGTAGATTCACCTAACTCTATTGTATGGCGTAATATGTCTAATCAGATAACGACCAGTATGGTCAAGCAGTTTAGTGATAATCTTGGGCTGGTAGCACAGCAACAAGGTTCTCGTCTGCGTGGGACTGTACAGTTGGAAGCTGGTAAAGTTGGTGAAGAATACTTCATGGACAAAATCGGCAAGACAACTGCACAGAAAGTCACTAGCAGACATGCAGACTCCCCCTTAATTGAGACTCCACATGAACGTAGGCGTGTCACTCCAACCGATTATGATTGGGGGGATATGGTGGATTCTTTTGATATGCTCCGTGTGATCATTGCAGATCCAGCAAGTGCTTATGTAACTACTGGTGGAATGGCACTTGGAAGAGCAATTGATGAAGAGATCCTTACCGCCGCTTATGGGACTTCATATCTTGGTAAAGATGGATCAACAAATGCAACATGGTCTACAAGTGATACAAATGTAGGATCAGATGTGAGCATTGTTGCAGTAGATTCTATTAAGCATACTGGTGCTGCTGCGGCGAACACAGGATTGTCTGTGGCTAAGTTGATAGAAGCCAGAGGTTATCTTATGAAGAACGAAGTCCTTAACTACAATGAAGGTGGGGTATCAGATGTATTTTGCATTTGTACTCATCGGCAAATAGAAAATCTGTTAGCTTCTACTGAAGTAAACAGTATTGACTATAATGCAGTAAGAGCATTGGTTGAAGGTCAAGTCCATCATTATATGGGTTTTAACTTCATCCAGACGGAATTGCTCCCATCTGTTGTTCAAGAAGCCGCTGATGTAACAGGAGGTTCTGATATTACATCAGACCGAGTTCTTATCTTCCAACGTAATGCTCTTGGGCTTTGCATTTGGAATGATATTAATGCACGTATCGAAGAAAGGGCCGATAAACGGTTCTCTCTTTATGCTTATGCAAAAATGACCATTGGTTCTACTCGTCTTGACGAGAAACGAATGGTTGAAGTTCTCTGCAATCAAGCAGGATAATTAACACTCTAATGGGGGAGGAAGGAAATGCCCCCCCAGAAGGCTAATATATGGCAAATGTACAAAGTACCTTAGTTTCTAATGAAGCTACCGTACCAATTATATACAACAAAGTTGGACTCTATGGTGCGAGACTTCGTTCCATTGTTGCAACTGTTGAACATTTAGGTGTTGACGATAATACCTATATGATGTGCAAACTTCTTCCTGAGTGGAGAGTGCTTCATATTTGGACTGCATGTGATACTTCAAGTGGAGCTACAGATTGGAATGTGGGTCTATTCTCAGATAATGCTGGAACAGCAGTAGATGATAATTGTTATGCTGATGCTCAAACATTAGCTACAGCAATTACTAAACTACCTGTTGATTTGGCTAATCATACTAGGAGTATTGCCAGTATGGGCCAAGAAGTTTATTTAGATGCTGGTCATACGACTGCAAATAAATTAAACGCATATTATCTTGGTTTTACAGGTGTAGATGCTGGAAGTGCTGGCACTTACACATTAACAATAAATGTTCAGTTTACTGCTGACTGATGGCAACTGGTTCTGGAATGACGGAGGTGGCGAATATTGCCCTCACTAATTTGGGTGAAGCAACCATCTCCGATATCCAAACTGATAATAACGAAAGGGCTAGACTCCTTAATAATCGTTTCGATGATATTAGGGATGCTGTCCTTCGTTCTCATCCTTGGAATGTTACTGTTAGGCGTTCTATCCTATCTGCTTATACTTCTACTCCTGCATGGGGTTATAAGTATGCTTTCACGTTGCCTACAGATTCTGTAACAGGTGAATCCTGTCTAAGAGTCTTAGGTCTTCAGGATCATACAACTCCATATAGACTTGAAGGAAATGAGATATTAAGTGATGCCTCTACTTTGAATGTAAAGTGGCAAGCAAGGGTAACTAATTTAACAACCTTGGATTCTGTATTACGGAATGTACTGGGTCTTAGGATTGCTTGGGAATTAGCAGAACCCTTAACTGGTAAGACTGCACTTAAAGATGAAATGTATAAGAAGTATGCATTGTCATTGCAAGAAGCTAGAAGTCTGGATGCACAAGAAGGTGGATCTGTTGAAAGAATAGAATTAAGTACATGGTTGGATTCAAGATTAGGTGATTACAGGACAGATTACCGACCCGTAGATTGGCCTAGTGAT